CGCCGTTTGTCCACAGCACCAGTGGCTGCGCGCCAGTGCTGGCAATCTGCGCCTCCCCGGTGTCACGCACACCAACATAGATGTCGTTCAGGGAGTTGCCGACACGCGCCCAGGTGAACGATGCGGTCGAGTTCGCAACACGCAGCCGCTCGCCTACTCCAAAAGACGTGGCGCCAATCCCCACATTCCCGCTTGCGTCGATGCGCATGCGTTCGGTGTTGTTGGTGGTCAACATAAACGGTGTATTGCTCACTGTGCCGATGTAGCCAATGCTCGGGGTTGCACCAAGCGATGCGCTAACTGCACCCACAACGAATGAGCTTTGCGCCGAAGAAGAACCCGCCAGAGTCAGCTGCCGGTCGTTGGCTCCTCCGCCCGGCGAAGTCGTCCCAATCCCCACATTCCCATTCGCATCCACCCGAACCTGCTCCGCTCCCGCAGTAGCAAGTGCCAGCGTGTTCACGCCAGGGCGGAAGACGCCCGTGTCGGTGTCTGATGCGAACGACAGGCCCGGGGCTGCTGCGGTGCCGTCTGCGATGTGTGCGATGCCCGCGGTGTTGCTGACCTTGACGAAGTCCGCGCCGTTCCACGCCACCACCGCCCGCTCGCCGTTGGCAACGACCACCCCCGTCGTGGGGCCTACCCCACGAAGCACGACTGCGAACCCACCCGTAGTGGCGTTGTTGACGATGTACGCCTTGGACTGCGCCGGAGCCGTGATGTTGCGCTGTGCCGTGCGTGCGCCCGTGCAGAGCAGGACCGCCTGTCGGGCTTGGTTGGCCGCGCCCGTGGTTGTCGTCAGTGTGACGTCGGCATCCGTGCTGAGCGTGGCGGTGCCCGCCACAGCGCCGTCAAGCAGCGAGGTGATCGCGTTGTTGACCTCGGCGCCCCACGATCCGGACAGTTCGCCCGTGGCCGGCAGAGCCAGCCCGAGCAGGGGGGTGTATGCGGTTGGCATGTCGTGTCCTATTCAAAGCGGATCAGGGCCGACGTCGGCCCTGTGGGTGGGAGCTGGACGGTGAACGTCCCGGCTGCGCGTTTGTCATCCCCGAAGTCCAGCACCGCCACCGTGCGGTTGGCCTTGCTCGCGTTGTAGATCAGCGCCCCTCGGCAGACAAACGACGCTCCCGTCCAAGTCGGGTTGTTGAAAGTCAAGAACGCCACGTTCGCCGCCAGCGAGAGCGTCACGCCGGTCAACACTACACCACCAGCCGCGTAGCCCGCACCCACAACCTCGTTGGCGGCCGTGTAGACCGTCGTCGATGGGCCAAGCGAGGCGTTGGCCGTGTACAGCGCGAACCGAAGCGTGTCAACCGGCAGGTTGTGCACCGCCTGCCAAGACTCCACTCGGAACGAATCCGTCAACCCCTGGACAAGCGCCATGTCAACTTACTCCCATGCGCGCCTGACCGCTGCGGTATGCGTCGCGGGTATTCTTCCCATCTGCAAGCTGCTTGAATAGCAACAGCGATTGCTTGAGCTTGTATTCGTATATCTTTACCGTGTCTTTGTCCTGCTTCATGAACCGCGCAGCCTCGACCATCACCGCGTCGAACAGCACTGACTCGAAGTTGTCCCCAAGCCACGACCGCCCGCTGACGGCGACCGCGATGCTCTCAGGATAGGCGAAGTAGTTGAGGTCCAGGCTCAGCGCCGCAGACGGCGTAGGCCCCAGCAGGATTGCTTGTGTCAGCGGCGTAGCCGGCGCCCCGACCAGCGCGTAGAACTTTGGCGTGCCCGTGATCGTCGGGCTCGGGTAGGCTTCCCGGATGAAGTTCACGTCCTTGTTGAGCAGGAAGCTGTGCTCGCCCAGCGTAGAGATCACCGCAAGGCTGAACGCCGACAAGAAGTCGGTAGGCAGGTTGACCAGCGGCGCGCTGATGACCGTGGACAAAGCCGCGGTCTTGCGTGTGATGGGCGGCTGTGCTGCGTTGTAAATGACCTGCTCAGCAAGCTGCGTCATCGTGGCGAAGTCGAACGGAGAAAACGTGTTAGACGTGTAGTCCTCAACCGCCGTCTGCAACTGCGAGTAGGTTATCGACACGCTTCAGCCCTCATTCATCCGCCGAGCAAACTCGGCCATCAACTCTTGTGCAAGGGACTGCACAGCGTAAGCCTCCTGCTCGACGCCAGGACAACGCTCGCCGATGCTGGCCGCGTACTCCTGCCACACATGCACAGCCTCGTGAACCAAGAGCCCCGCAACTTCGATGGGCGAGCGCCCTTCGTAGTCCGATAGGCAGACAATGCATGCGGTGCCTTTAGGTGTGATGTGTACGTGTGTCGTTGCGTGCGCCCCTGCATTCACGTAGGCCGCGGAAAATCCCGTCTTGTTCTCCGCAATAACGGCGTCGAACTCTTCTTGCGACAGGCACAGCGTCAGGAACGGCCCCGGCGCGGCAATACGCCGATCCAACCACTTGGTCCGCAGCTTACCCATGCTCACGCCATCGGGCCGCGAGACACCGTGCCCTTCGTTGCCGCGCCCGTGCCGCGCATCTTGATGCCGGAGGTCTTGACTGCCGGGTAGTCCTTGACGCGGTGATCGCCGACCGAGACGTTCAGCTCGTCAACGCCCTTGGGCGTAGCGCCAGCAGCAGGGCTGGCGACCTTCTTGGCCTTCGTCATGACTCACCCCGTCTTCTGGTTGGCGATGCGGGACGCGTTGCGGCCCATCTGCTTGCGGTCCTCCGAGGTGGGGCCGCCCTTCTTGAAGCCTGCCGCCTTCGGCCCGTGCGCCTTGCTGGCGGGCATCTTGGCGTGCTTTTCGAGAGTCATCTTCTTCATGGTCGCCTCTTCTAGGTAAATGACACTGTACCGACTACACCGCGCCCTAGCAAGTAGTTCGGCGTCAGCCCTGCTGCAGCCCCCTGCGCCCCGCCAACCGGAGCCCAGCCCCACTGGTACACCCGACTGCCTTCACCCGGGAATCCCGCCGCATTCGTACCCGACTGCAGCCACGTGTTGGTGTCCGGGCGTGGGTCTCTGATGGCCTGCGGATCACTGATCGGGTACATGCCCAACTGGAGCTGCGGGTGATCCGGCGTCCAACACTGCGGGCATGCCTTGATTTGCGTCTGCTTGGTCTTTACGGTTAGGTTCTTGAGTTTCTTCAGGTCAAAACGAAAGCCGCAAACATCGCAAAAACCGAATGCTTTTCTGCCGTTTGCAAAGCGGTTTGCCATCTAAACCCCCGCAAGCTCAAACAAAAACAATCTGGTTGTTAATAGACGCGCACAACTCGGCGCCGGGTAGTCTGTTTACCCACTGAACAGTGCGACCGCGAAGAAAATTGACCGCGGTTATAAACGCGGGTTCGTTACGCGAAACGCGCATGTCGGGCACGCCCGCGGCGTCATGACTGTACCAGCACCAAGCGGTAGCACCCTGCGCCCGAGCGTAGAGTAGTGCTCTCGCAACATCAACCCAGGTGTACGCGCCGAAGTTGCTGTCTCCGCACTCATCAATCATGAACGGCTTGCTGAACCCGGCGGCGGCAAACGCGGCTTTGACGTCGTCGATGACGTGAAGGTCAATCCAGAGGCCGGAGGGAAATCCGCCGGAATAGGCGTGGTGCGACCAGACATTGCAAAAGTTTCCAAGCCCGGCTGCCAGCAGTGTCTCCACGGTCATGCCGGGGCCTGATGCACTTCTATCCGTCAGCGTGGCTGACAAGACTGTGTACGTCGTACTGTTAGCCGTGTTGTATGCCTGAACCGCATTCCAGATTGTTTGCTGGTGCAAAACGAGGTTTGCGACCGAGTCTTTGTAGACGTTCGGGGTGTTGGGCTCGTTCCAACCCTGGATCGAAGCGTCTGTGACGCCGTTGGTCCGCATGAGGTTCAGCACGTAGTTCACGTGTGAAGTGAGCGTCGCAAAGCTGGCAGGCACCCAGGCCGTCCCTGTCCCGTTTCCGTCACCCGCCGAGCTGGGGTTGCTGCTGGCCCACTGCGGCGTGAATGGCACGGGGTAAATAATCTTGACGCCGAGGTCGCGGCAACGCTGTATCATGCTGACCAGCTTGTTGACTGCCGTCGTGTTGTACACGCCTGCTGCCGTCTCAATGTCGCGCCAATCAACCAAAGAGTCCAGGAATCGTCGACGACCGTAGAAGTACGTGGGGCCGAGCGCTGCCCCGCAGTGGATGCCGAAAAAGTCGTCTGGGAAAGCAAACGGCGTGGACGTGATCTGCGAAATTCCGCCGGCCTGCACCCGCACGGGCAGAACGGCTTGCGCCGCGTCTGAACGCTCAATGCAGTCAATGTCCGTTGCCCGATGAACAACCGAAACGAATCGCCGAGTGTCTATCGATGGCGACAACCCCTGGCTGTCGTTGACAGTTTGCTTGCTGAATGTCTGCATGATCAGCCTAGCACTTCGACCATGAACATCTTCTTGATGATGGTATCGCTGGCATTGCTCTTCAGGCAGACGAACGAAAGCGTCTGGTCGATAGCCATGTTGATCGACGTGTCAACCATAATGCCCGCTGAGGGGCCTGGTACGGTGTTGCCGTTCTGGTAGCCGTTGGCGGACACGCTGCCACGGTTGAAAAACAACTGCGTGTACGACGCTGACTCGTTGCCGCCGCCGCCGAAGATCGTCGCCATGATGTTGGTGCCGCTCATGCGGAACCAGAACGTCTTGGTGCCCGCGCTGTTGCTGACAAGCGCCTGAGCGGTGATCCGCAAGACGCTGTTGGTGCCCATCAGCCCGCCGGGGATGACCACGCTGTCCAGCGCGTTTTCGTTGGTGTCTGCGGGCGCAGTCTGCGCGACGCCGTTGGAATAGAAGGCCGAGTCTGCGAGTCCATACTGGCTCGCAGAGCGGGCAAAGAACTTTACCCCGCTCGCTACGTCGACATACAGCGTATTGGGGTCAAGCTGACTCGCACTTGCCAAAGCACTAAGCTGCGCAAGTGTCACTCGCTTGTGCTGGCTTACGAACGTAGTTGCCGTGTTAGGTGTGAAGCTCATAACTACGCCTTTAGTGGGTGACTACGACGTTTATCGAAAAGCGTCCGCGGCCTGTAGAAGTTACGCGGTAGCGCATTCGTGCTGGTAGTGCAGTCAGTAGCCCAGATTTAACCGTTGCTCCAACTGTTGTCAGGTCGAACGTGCCGTAAACAACCTCGTCGCTGCCGACGATCTCTACGGTCATTGCTGGCAACTCTGTAAGCACGGCAACAAAGTTAGCGACTGGCGTTAACATCGTTTGTGGGCTTGACGAGAGCTGCTCCGGCAGTCGGTTGGAGTTGTCTATGCAGTGTGCCATAAATTACCCTATGAACATTTGCCGCGGTACGAAACGCACTGCAGCCTTCTCACGGTCTTCCGTCGAAGCCAGTTCCCACGCCGCATCGTACTGTTCCTTGAGCACCGGCATGCGGTCAAGGGCGCCTGGGATCTTCAGCGACAGGTAGTACGTCAGCCCCGCCACGAGGCAGGGCAGGAACCTGAACGGGATGTCTTGCGTGAACGAGCCGCCTGCACCCGCGTCTTGGATGCGCCGCAGATACCAGTACACCAGAGTGTAGGTCTGCGAGCTGTCCGGCACCGGCCACACCGTGAACTGCGGAGCGTCGGCTTGGCGGTTGATCCACATCTGGATGGGGCGCGCCTGCTGCAGCTTGTTCGGGATCGACGAGTAGGTCGAGACCGAGATCCGTGTGATCGTCAGGTCGGTTTGCGTTGCCACATTGTTCTCGCCTGTGCGAATGACATGCTCAAGCAAGTCGACCGTGTCGGCCGGCAGCGTGTACGTCGCCGTTCCGGGAGTCAGTACCTGAGAGCCCTGCGCAATCGTCCAGAGGTTGACGCCGCGGTTTGCCCAGTCAGCGAACAGCAGGTTAAGGCTACGCCGTGCAGTACGCAAATCGTAACCTGTGCGCAACTCCGAACCGCAGCGCTCGAAGCACTCCTCCACGATCTCGTTTAAGTCGAGATCAAACGTTGCGGTTCCTGACGTTGCCATGTGCTACTTTGCTGTGCGCGCAGAGCGCTTGAGCGCGTTGGTGGTGGGAGCCCCTTCAGCGCCGGGCTTTCGCATCTTCTCGCCGCTGCCGGCGGCGATGCGCTTCCGCTTAGCGTGGATGTTGCTGTACAAGCCGACCTTGCCGCCCGCGGCGTAGATGTCCGTGGGCTCCGGGCCATCGCGGCGAACGACCTCCTTCGGCCGCTTGCCGGGGGCGATAGCCCCCATGCCACGAGCCGGCCTCACACGAACTTCCCTCGGGTCTTGCCCTTGACTTCGCAGCCGCCGCCCTTGGCGTACTTGGCGGGTTTCTGCTCGCCCTTCTTGGCGGGCTTCTTCTCGGACTTTTTCATCATGAACGGGGGCAAAGGCTTCTTCATCTCAGGCTCCTCATGGGCACTCGGCCCGACAAATTTCTTCGCTACGCTCGGCGGCACATCCGTCTTGCCCGCCAACGAAGCATACATGAACCGCCGCTGTTTCTCGGATCTAACCGGCACGTCGCTCTCGCAGATTGTCCAACTTTTCCGACAGCGCGTCCAACCGCTTGAGCAGCTCATTCATGTCGTGTCGAAATTCCTGCCGCGTTATGTGATCGCGGGCAACTTCTTCTCGCGTCCTGTTAAGCAGCGCACTCAGTCGATCCAGCTCCTTAAACTTAGACGCCATGAAGAACGACACAACGGCTAACAGAACTGTGAGAATCGTGTTCCAAAGCAGTGTGTTGTCCATTTTAGCAATTCCACGCCCGTAGGCTTTTGTTGATGCGGCTGTTGGGGTCTTTAGCTGTCTTTTCCGAGGTCAGCTTTTTCTTCATACCCTTCATTCTGCTACAGAATGAATCCCTGCGGGGGCCACCTTCAGGCTGCGGCGCCTTCAGCCCTGGCTTACCGGGATTGGCGCGGTTGTAAGAGGCACGGCCTTTGGCGTTGAGTCCGCCCGACTCGGCCTTGCCTTCTTTACGTGTCCATGCAGGTGTCTTAGCCACACTCAGCCCCTGGCTATCTGTTCTGTTTATGCGTAGAACAGCTCGCCAACAATATCGTTTGCGGTAACTGCGGTAGCGTCCGTATCAGCGGCGCCTGTCACCATGGTCAGGCCGATACCTGCTGTAAACGAGACGCCGCCCTCGGAGAAGAAAGACGCTGTGTTATTCGGCGGAATACCTATTGTTCGCACCACGCCAGTACCGGCAGTTGGTGCCGTGGCCTGGTTGTGCAGCTTTACATATCGCCATGAGGCAGTGGTATTCGCAAAATACCAGCCAAACACTTTGCCTGCTGCGTTCTTGACCAACGTAGCGTTAGTAGACCCCGCAGCCACGAAGTGCGTGGTCGTGGTAGCCAAACCCGCCGCAGTGGCGCGGTATTGGACACCAACATCGCCAACCAACGCCGTGCCAGCTACCAGGGCTGGCTGCGTGAACGTAGTCGTGACCGTGTTCTGAATTGATACCGGCATCGCTGACGCCGCGTCAGAAGCCGGGCGTGCGAGGGCCTCTACACGTAGCCGTTCGTAGTCAAAAATACGAACAAAGCTGACGCGCAGACAAGTCCGCTTGATGATCGCGCCGCCGCAGTTCGCGCTTCCGAAGTCGGCAGGGAGAACCCGCTGACCCGAAAACGGAAGAACCAGCGTCAAGACGGTAGTCGCTTGGTTAGCGATCTTCCACGGACCATCTACGCCGAGCGAAACACCCGTCAGGTCTGCCCGCATGCCGACCACGTTCACGAGATCACCGATAGCGCCAGCGGCCCATGTCGTGTTTCCGGTGATGACGAGCTGCCGCGTACCGTCTGCCAGTGTGGACAAAACCGCAGACTGCGCAACCACCGCGCTTGCGCCCAGCGCAGACATCAGGTTACCGCCCTGCACCTTGGCGACGTATCCGCCATAGCTGGTGACGGTGCCTGCCGCGCCGATCACAATCGTGAACTCTGTCGGGCTCACTACACTAGCAACCGGCGTGGCGGTGGTGAGGTTCGGGAATTCCGTCGCACCTTGCGCACGGATACCGTACACCACTACAATTTCGCCCGGCACGTATCCGTGCGGGCGGTCGGTCACGATGTTGGCGGTCGTTGTACCACTTTTGACGGCCGATACGATCTGCGCGTTTGGAACCGTCAATGAACGGTTGTTCGTGGCCCGGAAACGAAGCCGGTACTTTTCGCTCGGGTCGGGACAGACCTGCGTCCGCACAGCGCGGCTAGTCATCTGTGCGGTGGCATCGACGACCGAATCAGCCCATTGCGTGCGATCTGCTTGAATAAGCAGCCGGTACTCGTTAGTTGGGCTGAATGCGTACGTGTATGCTGCGTTTACGAGCTGTATACTAGCGGTAGTACCGACCGTAACAGAATTGTTGCCGACAATCGTACCGGAAGGCAGCGCGTCGCCCGCTTCACTGCGGATATACAGCGAGGCGTTTGTGACCGTGACGTTCTCAAAAATCTGCGACACGCCGTTACGGGCACGGCCTAGGCGCTGGCGGACGTATACAAAACCTAGCTGCCCTACGAGAGTAGTGTCGGCAAATGTAACCGCCGTAGTGCCTACTGTGGTTACCGTCGCGGTAAGATAAAACTGTCTCTGTGCTTGCGTAGTGCCTTGCTGCACATACACATTAACCGCAAACAACGCACCCGCAACTACTGTCATTTCTGCAGTAGTGTCAAAATCAGTGGCGCGGGTCAGAATCCACGGCAGCCCTGCGTTACCAACCTGCGTCAGGACGTACACACCGTTGTTGGCGGGCGCTGCTTCGTTCTTCACGAGCACGCGCTGGTTAAGCAGGACAGTAACGCCGTCCTGCGCTGGGAAGGCGCCGTTTGTGTTGGCGGTGAGCGTAGCGCCTACACCGAGCGTCCCGTTGGCGTATGTGTTTGCCGGCAGTGCTGCGGTCGTTGCGGCCAGCACCGAGGTCGTGTAGGCGGACAGCGATGGGATAGTGCCACCAGGGCCTGCTGTAGCCGTGAATTGCGTGGGGCTCGGAACAGATGCGACAACAAGGGCCGGGTAGTTAATGCGCGAATCCGCCAGCGCCCTAACGCCAATAGCCCTACCGACGGGGTACCCGTGCGGCAGCACGGTGTTTACTGTGAGTGTGGTTGTTGCTTGTGTGATGCTGTCAATTAGCAGCTCAGACGTATCTTCGATGAGGTCGCCGGCATCGACAACCTCCATGGAGAATTCTTGCCCAAGCGTGCGCTGGGACATAGAAAGCCCAACAGCCGCTTCAACCGGAAGCGTCAGTTTCTCAGTAGTGGTGATGTTGCTTTCAGTACCCGCACTCAACGGGTCTTTAGAGATTACCAAGTAGGACGCTGCCGCAGCGTTGCCGTCGGTAAAAATGAGATCGCCTGTGGCGTCATGCTCCCGCCAAACACCGCCGTTCAGCGGGTCATACGCTTCAAAAGCATCCCTAAATTTAGTAGTGATGTTTTGTGGAACGACATGCGCAGCCCCGTCTGTGGCACCCCAGCTAGACGCACGCCCGGTCTCGCTATCCGTCAACGGAGAAAAGCCGCCCATGTCGTAACTCCTATCAGACGCGGGCCGGGGCCTGCGAACCGTCTTCGTTGCGCTGCGCGTAGAGCACAGTGACCACCGCACGCCCCGCACCCGCCGCGACGCCCACGGCGTAACGCACGAAGATCGGCGTGTCCGCGGCATTAGACGTTTGCCAAGCAAGCTGCGTGGCCGCCGTGGCAGTGCCCGGGAAGCGCCCGCCGGCCGTGGTTGTCACGGCGGCCAACAGATCTGCACCGCCCAGGGTCGACCCCACAGAAACCGTCGAGGTGGATGAGCCGCCCGGGACCACAACCTGATCGACCCAGATGGCGACGATCTGCGAACCCCGCGGAAGCGTGCCAAGACGGAAGTCGACGTTGCCTACGCCGGCATTGACAACGCCCGTGTCAAGCGACTGTACGAGGGCGACAAGCCCCGTGTTGCGGCCAGCGGCCAGCGGTGCGTCACGCAGCGTGCCTGAGCGGATCGGTCCCGAGAAGGTGGACGTGCCCATGGTAGTTCCTCAGTCTGCGCCCGCCGTCCTTGAGGAGTGGTCTGCCGAGTCAGTCGGCGGGCTGTGATGGTATCTCGGATGCGGGGGTTGTAGCACAAAAGAAAAGGGGGCACAAGGCCCCCTTTGTTGGACGCACGCCTGTATCAGGAGCTGCCAGGGCTCCCAAACATGCCGAGCGGGTCGCTGACGCCGAAGCTGTACCGCTCGCGTGCCTTGTAGCGGCTGTTCCCGGTATCGAAGTCTTGATCCATTGACGTCGACATGCCTACACGCACGAAGTGCTTGAGGCCGTTCGGCACATCCGTTTTCAAAAACCACGCGTTGTTGTCGGTCAAGAAGTGGTTGACCGCGTAGCCCTCGGGGATGCTTCCGTTGCTCTTCAGCGCGTTGATGTCGTTGTCAGTCGTGCCAACACGGAGACTGGTCTCCAGCAGGCGGGTGGCAACGAACATCAGGGCCGGGGGCACGATCAGCTTCCGGGGCTTGGCGGCGATCAGCAGCCCCTTCTCGTCCGTCCACGCAGCGATCTGGATGACGGCGGCCTCCAGGGAGGTCTCGTTCAGATCCGCCGCGGTGGCCGGGCGGTTGCTGTTGGTGTCACCGTTGACCAGCGGGTGCGCCGTGCTGAACAGCGGTTGGCCGTCTCCGTAGACGACGGCCGCCGAAAACCCGTTGTTGAGCGTAGACGCTGCCTTCACCTGCTTGGTGTAGGCCATACCGCGCGCAAGGGCCTTGGTGTAACGCGCCGAGAGGTTGTCGTACAGGTTGTCTTCAATCGCCTCTTCGGTGATCGAGAAACCCATTGCGACGGTCTCGTGGTTGTAGCGCGCCGTCCAGGCTTCCTGTGCGTTTTCGTACCGGATGCCTTGGCCTTCGTTCTTCACGGGGGCGGCACTGAAGCCCGCGAGCTTGGTCTCCTCTTCAAAGCTGCGCTCCGAAGATTCTTGCTCGTAGATTTCCTTGTGCTCTTCACCGTAACGTGCGTACTCCATACCGAAGAGCGCGTTGAGGCCCGGGAGCAGTTCCTTGAGTAGCTGGGCACGAGAGATTGCCATGATGTGTGCTCCTTAGGCGGTAGCGCTGCTGTAGTAGCCGTGAACCAGCAGGTTCATTTTGACCAGGACTTCCGGGTACACGGTGAAGACGATGGTCGAAGCGGCCGGGATGGCGACAACGCCGCCAGGGACTGCGATGGCCGCATTCATCGTGACAGACGTCGCACCTACTGCCGCAGCCGTAGCCACGAACGAGCCCGTGTCGATGATCTGACCGTTCGCAGCCACGTAGGCCACATGCGCCCCAACAGGTACTGCCTGCGGGAGAGCCGTGGTCAGCGTGATGGTCGTGGTCGAGGACGAGCCAACAGCCGGGATGCTGTACGCCGTCTCATCTACCAGCCCGATGCAACGTACGGGGAGGATCGTCGACACCGGGGTTGCCGTCGGGGCCAGCACGGCGTTAGCCGAGTTGCCCGTGTTGACACTGCCTGCGTTGTTAATCATCGACAGGTTCGTGCCCACCAGCGCCTTGGCCGCCGAAGCAACCACCACGCCCGACGAGCAGACGGCAGCCTTGAAGATCGTGTCCGGGTCGTCACACACCACCGCTTCAGCGTCGCCCGCCAGCGTACCCGCCGGCCAGAACTGACTGAATCGCTTCTGCCGCGTCACCGGGTCGGTGAACGAGCATCCAAGGAACACGCCCGACACTTGGTTCACGCCCGTGCCAGCGGCAACAGTCGCCCGAGTGATGAAGCCACGCGACAGCACCACGAAGTCACCGTAGAAGATGTCCGTGGCGAAGCCGTACTGAATCGGCAGGTTGCGGGTGGAGCCCGCGAAACCCTGCCCGCCGATCAAATTGATCGGCTTGAGTCCGTAAGGACGGAGCACAGTTGGGTATGCCATTTAGGCCTCCGGTTTTTCAGCACCGCGTCCGAAGCGAACCTCCGTCTTGCGCTCTCGGAAGAGAGGCATGCGGGGGTCGTTCTCGCGCATGAAGTTGTTGTCCACAGACTGCATCTGCCCTTCCGCTTGCTGGCGGTAGAAGTCATCACGCTGCTTCATGAACTCCTGCGGGGTTTTGCAAAGGAGGAGGCCGCCGATCTCGATGTTGTCTGTGAAACGGCCGCCGCCGCTTCCCATCAACTGGATCTCCGGGTGGTCACTCGCTTTGACAGGCTCCCAGCCTTCGCGGAGCTTCGAGGAAACGTTCATCGGGTCGTTGTTACCCATCGTGCTGATGCGAATCCAACGATATGCGTAGCCGGGCTCAGGCTTCGGGTCCGGAAGCAGTTGCGGGGGCATCCACTTCTTGGGCCGCTCGGTCTTGGCACGGGTGTCCAGCTCTCGGGGGGTACGTTCAGCCATTTTGTTTCCTCATTTCTTCCGCAACCGCACGGGCGTACTGCTCATTCGTCAGTCCGAGCCGCTTGGCGAGATTCACAGCAGTCTGCGTCAGCACGATCTTCTTGGGCGCGGTGCTGCGCGTGGGAGCGGCGACAACGCTTTGCTTCCGGGGCTTCTCTTCCTGGGTGAACGCGCCAGGGAAGGTGCTACGGAGTTCTGCGTCGATCTTCTGGTAGTAGTCCGGTGACCCCACCGTCACGCCACTCTGTGCAAGCTCTTGGTGAATCTCCAGCGCTACTGCCGTCATCCTCCGATTCTTCCCGAACCACGGATTGGCTTCTTGCCACGCAAGTGCGCCGGGGTCCGGAGGGGCTGCAGCAGCCTGTGTCACGGGTTGTACCACAGGTGCCTGTGGTTGTGCAACAGGTTTGAAACTGTTGACCCGCTCCGCCTTGATCTTGGCTGCCGTGAGTTCTTCCTGCGCCGCAATGATGGCCTCAGTGTCGAACTTCTCGTGCGCTTCACGCAGCTTGGCTTTCGCCTGCTCGATCTCGCCTGCGACCGTCTTCTTGGCCTGCTCCAGCAACGCCTGCTGTCCCTGCCCCAGGTTGCTCTGAAGCCGCTGGTTCTCCTCCAGCAAGTTCTGCGCAAGGCGGATGGCCTCTTCCTTCTCCCGGTGCGCAGCCTCCTTGGCACGGCGCTCCTCGTGGTAGCCCTTGGAGAAGTGCTGAATGCGCTTCTTGACCCCTTCGGCGTACTGCGCCAACTCCTCGTCCGTAACCTCCGCCGGAGTGTCCGTCATCGGCTTGCGACCGCGATCCGGCTCCGGGGTGTCGTCGACAACCTCAATCTCGGGGTTGTCACCTTCGATCTCGAACTGCACAACGTCCTTCTTGTCGTCGGACTTCTGCTCGTCGGACTTATGCTCGTCGGGAAACTTGAAAGTGTCCATGTTCATGCCCTCTTAACGCCACGCGGATCTTGAATGGTTGCTTCAACGGAATCGTCGTTGATGATCCGGAACTCCTGCCCGTGGATCTTCAACCGCGTGCCCGTGTTGGGCCGCACAAGCACGAAGTCGCCCACCTTGCACGACGGCCCGTTGGGGAAGCGCTCTTTGTCGGCGTAGGCGTCCGGACCCATCTTGACCACAAACAGCACAGGCGACAGCACCTCTTCGTAGTGAAGCGTCTGACCGGCCTTGATCAGGCCGCTCTCGTACTCCTCTTCCGCCTTTGGCACCACACAAAGAATGTGGTACGTCACAGGGTCCGGCACCTGTCGCGCCTTGTCTTCGGCCGTTTCCGGCAAGACAGTGGTTGACTGCCCGTCAGAGATCAAAAGCTCATTCGTCATCTTGTTCACTCTTTCGCACGAGGTCAGTGATGTGGGCATGTGCAAAGGAAAGACCTCGGATCTCCCCACACAAGTTGCGGTACTCGGCAAAGTCTTTTGCCGCGCCTGAAACAAGAGCCTGCGTAAGAGCATTTCTGCGCTCGTCAAGCTCTCGAATTACGCTGTCAATCGCTGTCATTTAGTCCCCCTTCGGCTTGTCGGCCTTCTTGGCTGCGCGTTGCTCGGCCTGCTGGCGCATCTTCAGCCGGTGGGCCTGCTCTTTGTGGACGAGGTTCTGCTGCGCCGTGGCGCCCTTGACCGCCAGCTCTTGCTGGGCGCGGATCGCCTGGAGGCGGGGGTCTTCGCCCTGCTTGCGCTGCGCGTCCAGCGCGAGGCGTGCCTGCTCAAGCTGCAGCTTGCCTTGGGCGATCTGGAAGTCCCGCAGGCTGTCGGCTTCCTTGCGCTTCAATTCCTCGGCCTTCAATTGAAGTTCTGCCTGCTGCATTTGCAAAGCCGGGTCTTGTGCCTGCTGCTGGGCCTGCTGCTGGGCCTGCTGCTGGGCGAACATCGCTTGGTTCTGCACCATGGTGCGCTGCGCTGCGGCGGCGATGAGCGGTGCGAGGGCCTTCTCGTCCTCGGGGGCGAGCGGGGCTTCGTTCTCGTCGTCCAGCGGAGGCAGCGGCACCCCCAGCGTCATCTCGATCTGAGCACGGTATGCGAACGCCGCGTGCTCGGCCATGTGTGCTTGTAGCGCGGCCATGAGCTGCTGCGCCATGGGGTTCTGTCCCAGCGTGGCGGCGATGTTCGGGTCTTGCATGAACGCTTGGTGCGTCATCATGTGCGCTTGGTGGTCCTGGTACGCAAACGCCTTGACCGGCTTGCCGGTGAGGATGGACATGTTCTCCGTCACGGGGTCGCGCGGTTTCATGTCGGCGTCGACTGGCACGAGCTTGTCGGCCTGCTTGATTCCCAGCACCTCCAGCATCTGGCGGTGCAGCCTGGGGAGGGCATAGATCTGCGGAGCGCCCTGCGCAAGCTGCAGTGCTGCTTGGTACTGCATGATCCGCTGCGCCATCGTGGCTGCGTTCGGATCGCTGACGGGAATGACCTCGACGACGTCGTAGTCGGCCTGCTTGACGCGGCGGTCGCCACCCTCGGGGGTGTACGGGTACTCCGCCGGCAGGAAGTCGCGGATGATGACCTTCAGGAGCTTGAACTCCATCCGCAGGCTGGCGTGCACGCGGGCCTGGACGGCGGACATGGTCTTGAGCTGGCGCTCCAGGATCGCCAGCGTGGTGCCCACGGGGGCCTGCGCGCTCATGTCGCTGACCTTGAGGTCGGCGATGGCTGCCAGCCGACGGCCTTCCTCCGTGATGCGCTCCAGCAGGGCGGAAAGCACCTGACTGGGCTCCTTGTACGGCAGCGGCATCAGATTGTCGCGCACGGTGCCGCTGGGGATGTCCACGTCGCGGAACTCGCCCGGTGCGATGGGCGTGTCGTCGCCCTTTATCCGTAGCCCACGGGCCTTCAGGCCGCCCGGCAGGTTGGCGAGCGTGCCGGCGTCCACAAGCTGGCGGATGATGCTTGTGCCTGCGCGTGCGTAGCCGCCGATGATGTGGATGAACCCCATGCCGTAAGCGCCGAAGCCGGGGATGTATGTGTACTGCACGAAGTGCTGCCGCTTGCGCCGCTGCGTGTCGTTCTCGTCCCAGTTACGCCGTACTGCCAGCACCTTCTGCGTGCCGCGCTCGACCGTCACCACGTATGGCAGGGCCACGTCATCCTCGTGCCCCGGCATGTCGCATTCGACGTGGATCTCCAGGAGCTGGTAGCGCTCGTCGTCGTTGAGGCTGTAGCCCTGCTCCTCGGCTTTCTTCTTCTCGATGTCCGAGAAGACACGCGTGGGCTCTCCGAGGTCAACGTCGCGGTAGAACCCCGACGCCTGCAGCCGCCGGATCTCGTTCTTGGTCTTGCGCATCACGTGTGTGACGCGCTCGGATGTGTAGATATCCTCTGCACCGTAAGGGATGATGATGTCTTCGGCAGGCACGAACGGCGCCGCGGGCAGCCCCGTGTCCGGGTTAGGGTATATCTTCTTGAACGCCGCCCCCGCAAGCCCCAGGCTGAACAGCATCCGCTCGTGCTCCGAGCGGTATGACACCATGCGCTCGGTCAAAGTGAAGTTCATGTCGTCGCGCACGCGCTCGGCCGCCTCCTCGCGGAGCTTGTCGATGGCCCCCACGATCTGCGTCTTGACCGGCCCCTGAGCAGGGAACGTCTCGGTGATCATCTCCGACTGGAACCGGATGGCTGCTTCAGTCAGCAGCGGGGAGAACACGCCGCACGCGCCACTCCAGGGCTCTGTGCGCTCCTCATACTTCATCCCCAAGACCTCCAGGCCCTTGACGTACATCTCCACCCAGTCCTTGCGGGAGTTGATGTCGCTGTCCACGAGTGTGACCATCTCGCCAGCCAGCGCCTGCAGCGCGTCTGCGTCGATGCTCTCCGCAAGGTTGGCATCGAACGCCAACGGTACTTCTTCGCTCGCTTCTTCGGGCTCTACCCCCTCCAGCTCAATCTCGATCTCGACAACGGGTTCGTCTGACAAAAGCTGCGGGTCAAAGGGGGTCAGTGCGGGAGCGAAGTTGGTAGCCATGTGTGTCTTTCAGTCAGTAGTAAGCCGCACGCCTGTGCGAACGCCACTCTTTCGGTTCTTCGGGCTCGTCTGACGGTAGTCGAATAAACCCACCCTGTCGCATACGCATTAGCGCCATACTGCAGTTGTGCGCGAGCAGCGAGTTAGCGAAGAAACACTGCGCGTCATCCACGGCTATGTCGTACACGCGCCGCGTGGTGTGGGTGTTCCTTACGTAGCTTACCGGAACGGAACTTGCAGACTGCACTCGCGCAGGCCGCTCGACAGTAAAGGCTGCGGACGCTGTGCGCGATGTATGCGGTCCCGCACCAGTCACACTGCCGAGGAATCTCTGGAGGAGGGGCGGTCTTGCGCGCTGCAAGAGCGAGGGCGATGGACTTCTTGGCATTCTCGCGGTGCCAAGCACGCCCTTCCTCACTCCGGTGCCAGTTTTTTGTCTTGTCACGAATGGCCGCCAAGTGCAGCAAGTGCGCAGGCGCGCTACTGCGAGCACTACGGCTAGCAGCATGCTCTTCGGCGTGTTGCTCGGGAGTAATACAGGCAAGATTCTCGGGACGGTTATCTGTAGTGTCCCCGTTGATGTGGTGTACGTGGCTTCCGGGCGGAATAGGCCCGTTGTGTGCCTGCCAAACAGCGCGGTGTAGGCTGCCTGTGCTGCACCTAAAATACCGCCGGTGCGCAGGATTTTTGCTGTTAGGGTAGCGGCGATATGTGCGGCCGTCGAAGACAACCGTTTCGACCTCAACGTGCGGGTTTTTTGCGAAGGGCACAGGGCGTCTCCAGCAGTGGCAATGGTCACATTGTCCAACACCGGAACAAGGCTGTCAACCCGTATCCATCCACGTTGCGTAGCCATGCGGTGGTCAGGGGTAGCAAACACGCGCGACTGCCCGACGACTAGCTCCCAGACCTCCCTCTCGCCCCGGTCCCATGCAGCCAACACGCGCCGCGGCCCCAACGGTGTCGCCACCATGTCCCCGACACGCACATCGCTGATCGGGCGCTCCGTACCGTCTGCCAGCAACACCAGAGTTTCCCCGACAAGGCAAGTGTCGACGTAATCATCGTGCTCGCCGGCCGGGAACGCAGCGACTTCCTCGATCACTTCCCGCGCCCAACGCGTGTCGGGCGCCCAGACTCTACCGGATGCGAACATGTCTGCCACGGCGTTGAGGCGCACTCGCTTGTCATTGGACGTGCCTACCTTACCACGGGACGGGGAGAACTCCCCGATGGCGAGCCCCATCGCTCGCAGCTCCTGGATCAGCGGCGCTCCGGCAGCCTTCTTCTCGATCAGACACGCGTCCGGCTCCCACTCTTTGTAGTACTCCAGGGCGCGCTTCTTCAAGTCGGGGAATGTCCAGCGGCCCTTGATTGCATCGAGCAGGATGATGTGCGCGTTGTCGTTGTCTTCCTCGTTAAACCACACGCCCCACACCGTGCATGCGCTGTAATCGCTGGCAGTCTTAGTCTCGTGTGCCGTGTCCCACGACTGGATGATGTACTCGCACTTCGGGGGGTCTTCCGGCTCCCAGATCTTCCACAGGTCACGCTTAATGACAGCCGCGACCTCCGAAGTCGGGTTCTGCATGTACTGCGCCTGCCAGAACCGCGGGTCCATGCCTGCGCGCTTAGCTTGAAGCTGCTCCAACGGCCACTGCTGGGGCCAAAGACTCTTCTCTTCGGGCGTGTTCTCGTGCAAGATGGCCGGAAGCTCGACGATTTCCCACTTATCCGCGTCCGGGTTGCGAATCTGGTGTTTAATCAGCATGCCTGTTAAATCCAGCTCAGACCACCTAGTCATTACGACTATTATAGCCCCTCCCGGCATCAGGCGCTGCAGGGGGCCTGACTGAAACCACGTCCAAGCGGCATCAAAAGGCGTTCTAGTGCCGGATTTCAGGTCTTGTTCGGAGTGCGGATCGTCAATAATGAACAGATCCGCGCCGCGCCCTGCGATGCTACCGCCGACACCGACGGCGTAATACTGCCCTCCGGCACTTGTTGACCATTTTCCGGCTGCTTTTTGGTCGTCAGCAACGATGGTTTTAGGAAAAATGTCGTTGTACGTGGCGTCGGCTGCAAGATTCTTGATCCTCCGTCCAAAATCCTCAGAAAGCGACGCGGTGTGCGTGCCCATGATGACCTTTTTCTCGGGGAAACGGCCCAAAAAGTACGCCGGAAACAGGTAGGAACTAAACTCGCTTTTACCCATACGGGGGGCAATGTTGATAATCACCCTCTTTTTCTCGCCGCTTATTACAGCGTCGAAGATTCTCGCTAGTTGGCGGTGGTGGGGGCCTTCTTTGAATCCTGGGTAGACAGCATGGGCGAAGCCGAGCGCGCTTGTACGGGCGCTTTGAATGCGCAAGCGCTGTTCTTTCTCTTCTAGCAGATCGCACAGGTCCATCTTCTCTTTAAGAGACATGGTCGGCAGCGCGGCTTGGATCGCCGCGGCCTCGCTGTGCGTGAGGAACTCAGGCAGCTTCATCGCTGGCTGGGGTTGGAGTCACGTCCACGACGTCGGTGACGTCCGTGATCTGCATGAAGCGCGAGAGCTTCTCTTTAATCTTGGAGTCCAGCTCCGCGTCGCTGACCGTTGTCTTCTTGATCTCCACGCGGTCGGTGAAGAGCGCCACCTCAGTGACCTTGCCCAGCAGTTCCAGTGCGCGCAGTCGGATGCGGGCGTCGGTGTGTTTGGTCTCTTCGATGATCTGGCTGACGGCGTAGCCGCGGATCTCTTTGGCCTGCTCTACGAACTCCCAGTCGTAGGCGGTCAGCATCCCCGTCAGGTGCCGGACTGCTTCTGGTGTCTTCAGTGCCAGCAGCGCAGCGCGCTGCGTGATCGGGGTATCTTGCTTGACGAGCGAACTGAACGCGGCTTGCGCGGTGCTTGCCGCGGCTAGGCGCTCTGCTTCTCCAGGAGCTGGCGCCCCCAACGCCTGCAGCCAGTCGGCTGTGTCTGACTGAGCGTCCAACAATGTCTGCGGCGGCACCTCGTTTACAGGCGCGCCTGAGTCGGCCGCATCACCGACCGGGGGCTCGTAATCAAGAAGGTGCTCTAGCATGTTGTCGCAGGGCTTGTGCCCGAGGTTGCGGCAGTGTAAAGTAGCTCCGGCCGCTGTGCAAGCAGGGGCCTTCATTGCTTTCTCCTTCTTCGCCCCGGCCGCAAGACCGGGGCAATTTTTTATGTAGTGTGTCTAAGTTTTGACATGGTGTCTAAGTTTTGACATGTTGTCTAAGTTTTGACATGTGTAGCGACTAGTTTGAAAATATTGTGTAGCGTGGTTGGTGGTCCCTGTTACTACTACCACGCACTACCTCGCATGTATACAGGGGGCTCCCCCGGGTGGTGGGTATCGGGGCTGGCCGAAAAGGGACGAAGTACCCCCTGCTGCTAGAATGGGGGCTGTTGCATAGGTGGTCTATGCAACACCGACGCGGACAATTGTCCGCATTCACACTGGAGTCTTGCATCATGACTATCCACAAGTCCGCCGTCTTCGCTGCCCTGAACGCTTACGCTACCGATGCGAATGAGGCTACGAAGCGGCTTCGCGCCACACTCTGCGGTCTTGGCATCACCACGGCCGAGGATGCCAGGCCACTCGTCATCGAGTGGGCCAGCACGAAGTACGGCTGCCCGCTCGTGGTGAGCCAGTCGAACAAGAACAAGGGGCAGCTCGTGCTGGACCGTGCGGCGCCGTGCTTCGCTGCGGCGGACAAGGCGATGCGGCGCCTGATGGAAGCCCTGAAGGGTGATGCCGACGAGAGCACGTCGTCGGCGAAGACCGAGAAAAAAGCCGGCGTCGAAGTGCCGGCGCACATCGCAAAGCTGGCTGCCGCGCTGGCTGCCGCGTGCAATGAGTACGAAGGTGCAAAGAAGCTCGCTTCGACCGCCCTGGCCGAGGCTTTTGCGAAGTGAGATGCAACGCGGACAAGATGTCCGCGTTGAGCGTAGCGGCGATGGGGTCAGGCGACCCCATGCCAGTGCGCTTGGTGCCATCGTCGATGGCGGCGTACTACGCGGACAAAATGTCCGCGTTGACTTTTGGAGATTGCAATGCACAACTTCGACACCCTGGCTTTCAACGTCGGCGCCGCGTCGCAGAAGACCCGCAGCGAGTGCGACCCCATCCACTCCGCCTACATGGCGATGGACCCGACGGAACAGAAGGAACTCCGCCGCGCGTGGTTGATCGCCCACGTTGCGGGCCAGCTCAGCGTGAAAAAGGGCCTGCCGAAGCCCGCGGCCGTGGCGGCGGCCGAGAAGGTGATCGAGGCCGGCAAGGGCGCCGATGCCAAGCCCGACAACGTGCTGATGATCGACCGCGCGTCGTCTGACTTCCGTTACCACGTGATCCGCCCCACCAGCACGGCGGCGAAGGCGCAGAAGAAGGCGGTGCGCACCACGGCGGCCGAGAAGGCAGCCTGGGCTGCGTTCGTGCAAGCGGTGGGCGAAGAGCGCGCCACCATCGTGGCGAAGGCGCTGGCCTGAGAGACTTCTCTCTGATCCCTACGGGTGGCCGCTGCCCTTCAGCGGCGCTTTCAACGCGGACAAAATGTCCGTGTTGACCTTGGAGTTAGACATGAACCTCTTCAACCTGATGGCCGACGTGCGTGGTGTTCTGACGACCCGCAAGATCAAGCAGCTCATGCCCGCCTCGTACAAGACCGAACCCGTCGTGCAGCGGCGCAACCCCGCGCGTGCTGCCAAGCGCGGCGCCAAGAAGTGAGCGAGGCAGTCACCATGACCAAGCCCTCCCGCGAAGTCTTGATGTCCTTCAAGCGCGAGCGCAAGCTCGCTGAGAGAGCGCTCTCTCTGCTCCGACAGTCTGAGCGCGACCGCAAGCGCACCGCCTGGACCGTCGTCGAACCCCTGAAGCGTCGCGCGAGTTGACATAAAAAAGAGCGCGAAAATCACCGCTTCCGCTCGGCGGCCTGCGAAAAATGCAGGCCGCCGCATTTTTCCAGACGACATATGCACGCCGATGCATGTCAAACTCTTGACATCGCGTGGTAGATAGCGGCTCGCGCCCCCGCCTGGGCAAGCATCGCGCACCACCTAAGTCCTTGATCCGCAACAACTTCTCTATTTATATATATAACAAGACAAGTCATATGTATGTATATGCGTCTGGGAATGTTCTCGTCTGCTCGTCCGCCGTCCTTTTCTTTTTTTCCTTTGCAGTCCTCAGTCTGGGTGAGTATAGTGCTACGAGCTTGCCAATCTGGCCCACCCGACGAAAGTTCAATCGCCACAACGGCTTAGCCGCGGCAAGCCCCTACCACCTAGCACTAGAGACATATAACGAACCCCCCCCATACGTCCGTTTTTTTCAACCAAATCAACCACTTACCCCCTCTACCCCCCATGCACGCCATCTCCACAGACTGCGGGCGCCTCCGCGCCCACACCCGCGGCACTCACGCCGGCAACTGGCAACGCTTGCGCAAGCTGTTCAGGATCCTTGGCAAGACCGAAGCCGAAACCGATGACGAGCGGATCCCCCTCACCACGATCCTCGAACATAACGGCCTGGACTACGCGCTCTGGTGTCTGCGGGCCGCAGTCGACGTCGAGCGTCACACGCCCGCGATGCGCCTGTACGCCGTCTGGTGCACGCAGCAGGTTCCGCGCCTGCTCACCGACCCACGCTCACTGGACGCCCTGCGCACCGCTGAGCGCCATGCCAAGGGCGAAGCCACTGACGCGGAGCTGGCCGCCGCGTGGGACACTGCGTGGCGCGCTGCGCGGGACGCGCAGACTGCCGTCAGTGCGGCTCCGCGGAACATGCTCTACGCGGCGAAGGCTGCGGCTGCGGTGGCCGCGCGGGACGCCACGCAGGGTGACATCGCGTACGCGGTGGACGCCGTGGCGCGGGCATCAAGGGGGGCGGTGACGGACTTCGGGCTGTACCTCGTGCGGGCGTCGCCACGCTCCCGTGTCGCCATCGAGGGGCTTGCCGCCGCAGAGCGCGTCTTGGGCGAACAGGCCGAAGCCTTTCGGCGCCGGTTTGGTTGAGACACTTCTATAGGAGAACACTTTTATGCCCTACCCCATGAACCTCTTCGCGGGCTACCCGACCCTGCGAACGTGCCCCGCGTGCGGCGTGCCGATGCGCCTGAATCACTTCCGGCGCTGGGCCAGCACCCCCGCCGGGGACAAGCGCATGCTGCACGACGTGTGCAACGCTTGCGAGCCAGAGAGAACTCTCTCTGAGATGACTCCCGAGCAGCGTCTGCGTGCCGTTGACGCCGATCACCCTCGCGCTCGCCTGCTGGTGGTGGAGAACATGACTGACGCTGAGCGGGCGCGTGCGCTCACCTCGCAGAAGGGCCGGAAGCGCAGCCAGTTGTTGGCCCGCCACGGGCAGGAGCGCCGTCGTGCGTGGCGTGAGGCTATCGGCGCCCGGGTGAGCGCCGAGCACGAGTGGGCCACTCGTACACTGGAGAGCATGCGCTTGGCGGCGCTGGGTGCGGGTCCGGTGCGGTCGACGGCGCCGTCTGCCTTGCAGACGCAGGCCCTGGCGCAGACCTACGCGCTTGCATGGCAGGAGTTCTTCACTGCCTACGTGCAGGTGCTGAAGCTGATGAAAACCCGCATACACGCGCTGTCCACCAAGGCTTATTCTCCCGTCAAGCCAACGCCGGAACAAGTCGACCCACGCTACTACGCCGACGCAAACACCCGCGCGTCGCTACGCCGCTTGTATGGCGCATGCAGGCCCCTGCCTAACCGACGCCTGATGCGAGACCCCTGGTGCCTGTCATGGGAGGAGTAAAACGACCAGTGTCAACCCAACGCGGACAAGATGTCCGCTTAGACCACGAAAGAAGGAGCTGATATGAAGGTGCACGTGATCTGCTGCAACGACAGCATCCAGCACGCCGTGCTCGACGACCCCGCGAGAGCGGAGGAGACGCGGAGCGATCTCAAGGAAGCGTGCTGGGAGCGCCACAAAGCGCTGTTTGATGATCGCGCCGAGTACGAGCGCCAGTTCTACTGGCACGTGCGCATCACAGACGGCGCGTGACCAGAGAGAAGTCTCTCACAACCTGAAGGAGCACAACGACATGACTTGGTTCGACACACGTTTCACTGCCGCTGCGTGGCAGGAGTTCGCCCGTCTCTTCCCCGACGCTGCGCGTGCCTACCGCACGCTGCCTGGGCTGAGCGCCCACCTCCGGCCGATGATCGTCGACTTCCTGATGGCGTACGAAGGGAGGTGATCACCGACACACAACAACGCCCCAACAACCCGAGAGAGTTCTCTCACAACCTGAAGGAGCACAACGACATGCGTTTCCGCAAGCTACAGACACACGAGTTCGTGTGCAACACGTGGTTCGAGCGCGACCGGCAGAACATCCGCCTGGAGACGCCCAACGGGCGCACGATCTTCGACCTCTGGGACGACGACGTCACCGACGCCATCAATGCCGGGCTGCTGCCCATCCCGCACACACCCCGCGCCTCAGACGCCGACTGGCAACCCTGCGCCGTCAAGTACGCGCAGAACATCGGCATCCTGGACTGACACGATGTGTAAACCGCAACGCTGGTACGAGTTGGACGCTCGGGCCGGGCTGATCTACGTATACAACGCAAGCAACCCCAGGTTCGCCACGAGCTGCAGCACGCTGATCAGCCTCAAGGACTTGGCCTACTACCGGCGCAACTTCACGCTGCGTCGCGTCAAGGCCGACTGATACCCACCCCCGAGAGAGAAGTCTCTCACAAACAAGCGAAGGAGATACACATGAAGCAGACGAAGACCATCCACACGCAGTTCAAAGCACATAGCTACTCCCTCAACGGCTGGCCCCCCGAAGACGCGGCGGGGTTAATGGGGTGGTTCCAGAAGCAGTTCGACGCCGTGCCGCCGGAGCACCGCGCGAGCCTGCGCGTCCGCATCGACGCCTACGAAGACGCCTACGCGTACATCGAGGTCAGCTACACGCGCCCGGAGACGGACGAGGAAGAAGCGCTCCGCGAGATGCAGGAAGCCGCCCGCGCCCGACGCCGCGTTGAAGACGAGAAGCGCACGCTCGCCGCGCTGAAGGCGAAGTACGAGAACCCCACAACCTGAAGGAGCACAACATGGAAGTCAACATCACGGAACTCTTCAACAACGTCGACCCCTCGCGCTACTTCGCCAGCCAAGCCGAACTCGGCCCCGATGCTGGCACCCTCACATGGGAACGCGCCGTCGACCGCGTCATCCACACCCGCCTGCTCAACCATGCCGAGATCGACACATGGCGCGTCTACGTGCGGTCCTCCGGCGGCTGGTCCGCCGAGGAGGTCGCAGCCATGACCGACACCGAGCTGCAAGCGATGTTCCTGCAGTGGGTGTCAGGCGACATGCGCGAGGCCGGGCTCGACGCCAGCAGCACCGACGCTGACTGGGCGCAGTACGAGAAAGACGCCAGCGACGGCACTGTGTCGGGCAGCATCTTTCGCACCGACGACGGACAGATTTTCTTCGACATCACGCCATGAACAACCTGCACGACAAGGACAACAAGGACGCCGAAGACAAAGACTGGCTCGACCGCCTGTCACTCGTCGACGGCTTGGACACCGTCGACACGCTGATCCTGGCGCTGTTCGTCGTGGTCATCATCGCTATGTTCTTCGGCGTCATTTGATCCCCAACGCGGACACTTATTCCGGCCGCAGGCCGTCCGTTGTCCGCATTCACAACTGAAGGAGTTACACATGCCCGCTCTCTACACCACACTCAACCGCATCCGCGAGCACGGCCCGTGCATCAACGGTTGGCACAAACTGCTCAAGCACTTGGGCAAGCTCGCGGCCGATGACGACCCCCTGCCCCTCGTGACCATCCTCGACAGCAACGGCCTGGAAGACACCCTCTGGTGCCTGCGCGCCGTCATCGACGTCGAGCAGCACGCGCCGGAGATGCGGCTCTATGCCGTGTGGTGCGCTCGTCAGGTGCAGCACCTGATGACAGACCCGCGCTCACTGGAGGCACTGGACGTAGCCGAGCGCCACGCCCGAGGCGAAGCTACCGACGACGAGCTGGAAGCCGCACGGGCCGCCGCAGCGGACGCCGCATGGGCCGCCGCACGGGCCGCCGCACACGCCGCCGCACACGCCGCCGCAGCGGACGCCGCATGGGACGCCGCATGGGACGCCGCACGGGCCGCACGGGCCGCCGCAGCGGACGACGCATGGGCCGCCGCACGGGCCGCCGCACACGCCGCCGCACGGGCCGCCGCAGCGGACGCCGCATGGGACGCCGCATGGGACGCCGCACGGGACGCACAGACCGAAGCGTTCAAACGCAGGTTCTGCGCCTGATCACCCACTACCAACCGCTGAAGGAGTTACACATGACTTCTCCCATCTTCAACAGGCTCCGCGCCATCGCCCAAACGGATGCGCAAGCTGACGCGCACAAGAACCTGCTGCTGGCGACGTTGGTGTCGCACCCCGCAGTCAAGGAAGCCTTCCGGATGGTCCCGGCCGACATACGCAAGCACGCGTGGCTCAGCCCGGCCAAGTACGACAACAACGTCGGGTTCGGCGTGAGCTTGCGCGACCTGTCCGGGTTCAAGGACCCGCGCCTGCTCCGCGCACTGGCGCCGTTCACCGGCAGCGAGTGGGACGCGTACACACAAGACTGGCCCCACGCCCGCAACCGCGACTACCGCTTCCTCCGCACGGTGGTGTTCACCCCCGAGCAGTCCGCCAAGATGCAGCGCCTGCCGTCCGCACGCTGGCTGAGCAAGCACAACCATGCGTGGATGGTGCCGACCAGTGTCAAGATTGGCGTCACGGTCTACGCATACGTCAAGGAGGACAGCGAGACATGCCGCGTCGTCGTCACCGGCATCGAGGAGCAAGTCGTCCGCACCGAGAAGAAGGAGTTCATCTGCGCCTGAGAGAGAAGTCTCTCTGCGCTCAACCCGGGGGCTTCGGCCCCCACAACCTGAAGGAGTGAGTGTGAAAGCAACCACCCCACCGATCCACTTCCATCCGTCCAGCCCTGACGGGCCTTGGGGCGTTAACGGCATCGGCCGTACGTGGTACGTCATTCATCGCGTGACGCTGCGCGCCAAGGCCATCGGCAAGGTGGGCGGCAAACGCATCAACTACTTCGACCGAGCTTTGGAAGAGGCGCACAAGCGCAACAAGGAGCAAGCATGAAAGTCAACACAACAATCTCAGGCTCGCACTGTGTTGTCGAGCTGAGCCCCGGCGTCAACGGCACCTACATCGACGCACGCAGGGGCAAGGAAGGGCTCACCAACATCGAAGTCGTCCACGCAGGTTTCGTGCGGGCCTACGAGACGGTGCTCAACGAGATCGCGCCCGAGAAGATCGTCGAACTCATGCGGAGGTTTGCATGAAGATCAAGACAAGCGACCTCGAAGGCATCCCGCTGGACTGGGCGGTGCTGCAGATCCTGGAGCCCAGCGAGCGGTACGAAGGCATCATCCGCGACGGCGTGCTGGAACTGTGGCACAGCAGCGAGATTGGCACGCACAACCCGACGCTCGACAGAGACAACAAGCCACGGTTCATCCGCGCCCGAGACGGTGTTCCGGTGTTTCTGTTCGGCTGCCCGGCCAACGTGCAGGAGTGGTCGGTAGTCGGCCCGATCATGGACGACTTCAACATCGACGTGGATTTCGTCGAGGAAGGGCGCTTCAACGCAAGCCTAGGCCGCGCACAGCTAGTGCCCGGACTCGGATGTGGAAGCTACTCGTACTGCGGCGAGTACGGCCCTTCAAGGATCGTCGCAGTCCTGCGCTGCTTCGTCACGCTGAAGATGGGGCCGGTGGTGGAAGTACCCGACGAACTCACTAACTGAAGGAGAACTGAACATGCTGAACATCAAACACCGGGGGTCTCCCCCCGACGGCGCACACTGGAGCATGGGCGGAAAACACATGGTCCGCATCAGCGAAGGGGATGCGCGAAAGCTCTCCCCCACGTTCCTGCCCCGTATGGGGTACGAAACGGATGTGCGTGTGGTCAGGCTGGCGGAATATCCCAACTTCTACCGCAGGCTGACGCTCATGAACATGTCGGGTGACTATTACGTGGCCTGCACCACACGCATCTTCGCGGACTGGCCGGAGCTGTTCGGTGTGACGATCACCGGCTTCGAGGAACCGACATGATATTCCCCTCACGCATCGCCGGCATCCCCTGCCGGATCGAAGTGACGTCGCTCGACGAGGTGCAGGGCAGCTACAGCCCCTACGCCGACTCGGACATGGACTTCTACGGGTACGTGGACGACTTCTCGTTCAACGTGCTCGACCGGCGCGGGCGTCCGGCACTGTGGCTGGAGCGCAAGCTCACCGCCGCTGACTGCGACCGGCTGCTTGACGAGGCACTGAAGCTCGCACGCTGATGCTCTACCCCATCCAGAAAGACCCAAGCACGCTGCACCACCGAGGCAGCGGCATGGACACACGCAGGGCATGGCTCTGCGGTCATCGACACCGCACGGGGATCTTCCGAGGGCGCGTCCCCTACAAGTGCGTCAACTGCGCCCAACCACACCCCAAGGAGAAGCAAGATGTCTGACTACATCCGCAAGGAAACCACCCCCAGCGGCTTCACTGTCGAAGTCTGCTACGACCCCCGCCCCGAGAACCCCTGCACGGAGTGGGACCAGCTCGGCACCGTGGCGCTGGACAAGCGCAGCCGGTACGACTTCGGCAACGAGCGCCTCGACAGTGTGCGGCTCCAGGAGATCGGCACGAGCGACGACTACCTCAAGCTGCCGATCTACATCTACGACCACAGCGGCATCACGATCAACACGACCGGCTTCTCCTGCTCGTGGGACTCCGGCTGCGTCGGCCTGATCTACGTCCACAAGGACAAGCTGCGCAAGGAGTACGACACCAAGCGCATCACCCCGACGCTGCGCGAGCGGGTACTGACCACGCTGCGCGCCGAGATCGAGAGCCTGGACCAGTACCTCACCGGACATGTCTACGGCTGGCGCGTGCTCGACCCCGATGGCGAGGATGTAGATTCCTGCTACGGGTACTTCGGCACCGTCGACGAATGCATGGAGGAGGGCATGCGCGTAGCCAAGCACTACGAGGAGGAAGCGCTCGAAGAGCGCCGCCAGAACTGGCGCAACGCCCTGCGCGAAGCGCGCGAAGCCCGCTACTGGGCCACCCGCGACGTCGCCACGGTGTAGGAACAGTCATCACAACCCGGGGGGCAGCGTGTCCCCCAGAACCTAAAGGAGCAAGCATGAGCCTAGACGTAATGCTTTACGACGCCGATGAGACTGAGGTTTACTCGGCCAACATCACGCACAACCTCAACAAGATGGCCGACGAGGCGGGAATATATGCCTGCCTCTGGCGCCCTGACGAGCACGGCATCACGCATGCGCGGCAGATCATCGAGCCGCTCGCCGCAGGGCTTGCGCTGCTGGCGACCGAGAAGGCGCGGTTCGAGCAGTTCAACGCGCCGAACGGCTGGGGCTTGTGGGAGCACTTCGTGCCGTGGTGTGCGCGTTACTTGCAGGCGTGCCGAGACAACCCCGACGCGCTGGTGCGCGTGAGCCGCTGAGACACACATCAACCCAACGCGGACAAGTGTCCGCATTCAACTGAAGGAGCAAACCATGGGTAATCGCGCAGTCATCTGCCACAGCAAGGACGACACCAGCATCGCCATCTACGTCCACTGGAACGGCGGGCCGGAGTCCATCCTGGCCTTCCTCGAAGTGTGCCGCCATCGCTGCTACCGCGCCCCCCAGGCCGACACTGCCTACGGCATGGCCCGCCTCTGCGGGCTGATCTGCGAGTTCTTCGGGCACGACTCCGACACGGGTGTCGGCATCAGCACGCTGCAGGAAGCAGACACCGACAACTACGACAACGGCGCCTACCTGCTCGGAGAGAGCTGGACCATCAAGGAGCGCTTTGGCCTCGGCAGCGCCAGCGGCAGGGGCGCCAAGACCTACGCCACGCTCAACAGTGACGGCCGCAAGCAGCACGACGACATCGTCGCGCATCTCACCAACACCAAGACCAGCAACTGACACCACCCGGGAGAGAGTTCTCTCCCACAACCTGAAGGAGCAAGCAGCATGACCCCGCTCTACATTTTCGATCTCGACGGCACCCTGGCCAACATCGAGCACCGCCTGCACCACGTCCGCATCCGCAAGGGTTCGAGGGTGCGTATGGTTGGTGACCCGAACGATCTGCAGGGTACGGTGGAAGCCATCCAGAACGATGCTGCCGAGGTTCGTTGGGACCGCCTGCACGAGCACCGGCTCTACATCCCGATCAGCATGCTCAAGCTGATCCCGGACTGGGACGCGTTCCATGCCGCGTGCGTGGACGACACGCCGATCATGCCGACGCTCACGCTACTGGACACGCTGGCGGATTCGCACCCCGTTTCCCCGCCTGACGTGCAGGTCTGGTCGGGCCGCATGAACACGGTGTTCGACGAAACCAGTAGCTGGTTCGACCACCACATCGGCTGGTGTCCGCCCCTGCGCATGCGGCCCGCCCGCGATTACACGCTCGATGAGCAGCTCAAGGAGCGGTGGCTCCACGCCCTCTCTCCCGAGGACCGCGCGCGCCTCGTCATGGTTTTCGACGACCGCCAGAGGGTGGTCAACATGTGGCGCCGCAACGGCGTCGTCTGCGCCCAGGTTGCACCGGGCGCCTTCTGAAGGAGTAAGCAACATGGCCACCAGCAACAAGCGCGAGACCGCCATCACCAACGCTCTGCAGGCAAGCCTCGTGGACGCCCTGGCGTCCGTCAAGGCGCGCATCGTCGCCCTCCAGGCCGAGGAGGAAGTGCTCAAGCAGGCCATCATCGCGCAAGGCGAGCCGGTGCTGCTCGGCACGGAACACCGGGCCACGGTGTCTGAGCACGAAGGGCGCGTCACCACCGACTGGAAGACCATCGCCACCCGGCTGAACGCCTCCCGGCAGATCATCGCCGCACACACCACCCAAGGCGAGCCGTACACCGCCGTTCGCCTGTACGCCCGCAAGACCACCTGATTTTTTTCCACAAATGCGTTCCCACAGACACGGGAACGTGATACACTACCGTCGCCCCTGCGGTTCAGGGGTTCTTTCACTTAGGAGCAATAGCAATGGCCCACCAGATCATGTTCAAGAACGAAGTTGCCCAGTACGCTTCGACCGAGAAGGAATGGCACTTCGGTCACACCAAGCATCAGATCCTGCTGCCCGACGCCAGCGTCGAGGAGTGGCAGAAGGCGTCGGGAATGGACTACGAGATCAAGCGCGGCTTCGTCCGCTACGCGACCGAGCGCGGTCAGTCGGCGGAGCAGATGCAGATCGTCAAGGACAAGGTCGTGCTGTTCCGTGGCGACACGCTGGACCCGCTGGGTGTGGTGTCCGAGGGCTACAAGGTCGTCCAACCCCGTGAGGTGCTGGAGTTCTTCCGCGAGTGGGCGTCGGCGGGTGGCCTCACCATCGAGTCTGCTGGCGTGCTCTTCGGGGGCAAGCGCTACTTCGCCACGGCCAAGCTGGCGGAGGGGGTGTCTGTCGACGGGGTCGGGCGCGACCGCATCGTGCCTTACGCCCTGCTCAGCACCAGCGCTGACGGCTCGCTCGCCACGGAGGGGCGCTGGACTGGCGTGCGGACGGTGTGCAACAACACCCTGCGCATGGCCCGGGAGGGCAAGGCGGCGTTCCGCCTGACGCACCGCAGCGAGTGGAAGCCGGAGCGGTTCAAGGCCGTGCTGGAGGAGGCACAGAGTGAGTTCGGCGCGTTCATGGCGATGAACCGCAAGCTCGCCGCCGTGCGCGTCGAGGCGAAGCTGGCCGAGGAGATGACCCTGGCGCTCTTCCGCAAGGCCGAGAGCGACAGCGACAAGGTCAAGGAGTCGCGCGGCTTCACCCAGGTCATGGGCCTGTTCAACGGCGCGGGCAAGGGGGCCACGCTGGAGACGGCGCGCGAGACGGCCTTCGGCTGGCTCAACGCGTGCACGCAATACTTCGACCACGAGGTGCGCGCGCACTCCGAGGAGAACCGCACCGCCAGCGCCCTGTGGGGTCCGGGTGACGCGGCCAAGAACCGCGCCCTGGAGATCGCCCTGGCTGTCTAAGAGAGAGTTCTCTCTCACCGTCGCCCCTGCGGTTCAGGGGCACTTTCGTTACTAGGAGATTCGCATGTTTGATTTCAACGCCGTTGTCAACGCCGCCATCGCTCAAGCCGTCAACGAGGCGCTGCTGCCGCTGCAGCAGGAGTACGCCAACAAGATGGGCGAGATGGCGCAGAAGATCGCGCAGCTGGAGGCGCAGCTGGCCGATGGACTGACCGACGCTGTCTCCGTCACCGTGGACGAGGAGAGGATGGTCGAGGCGCTCGACAAGCAGGAGTGGTTCTGGGAGAAGCTCTGTCGGTTCGTCGTCCACAACAGAAGCATCAGTGTCGAGGACACTGTGCGCGATCTGCTGGACAACTCCACGATCAGCATCCGCATCCGCTAATCAACCCGGGGGGCTTCGGCCCCCACAACCTGAAGGAGTAAGCAATGGCAGTGAAACTCTCCGTCACCAGCAAGCTCGACGGCATCAAGTCGTGGAGTCTGCAGGCGCTTGACACGTGCCCTGGCAGCGTGTCTTACAAAGGCGAGTTGGTCGACGCATGCAAGGGGTGCTACGCAGTCGACGGCAGCTACCACTTTCCCTACGTGAAGGCCACACGCGAGCACAACCGCCAGGACTGGAAGCGGCCCGGCTGGGTGCGTGACATGACGCAGGCGCTCGACAACGACCGATACTTCCGCTGGTTCGACAGCGGCGACATGTACAGCGTTGCTCTCGCCCGCAAGATCCTCGCCGTCATGCGCGCTACCCCCGGCACGAAGCACTGGCTCCCGACGCGCATGCACAAGTTCGCCAAGTTCAAGCCAGTGCTCGACGCCATGCGGGCCTTGCCCAACGTGGCGCTGCGGCTCTCGTCTGACAGTGTGCTCGGTGAGTTCACGCCCGGCCTGCACGGCAGCACCATCGTCCCCACGCGGGCGCATGCGACGACCAGTGTCAAAGTCTGCGAAGCGTACGAACACGGCGGCAAGTGCAGCGGGTGCCGGGCCTGCTGGGACAAGAACGTGTCAGTGATCGCTTACGTCGCACACGGGCATCGGATGCAGAAAGTCATTCGCATGATGGCGGTCTAACGCTTGACAGCCGCAGGCTATACGCGGCACAATGCGACCATCGTGGAGCAGCCACGCAACAAACAGTTCGCCGCCTGCTGCTCAGGCTGCTGCACAGAACAGAGGAATAGATGTTCAAGATTGAATCCGGCGTCCCGTACGCCAACAAGAACGGCGGGCGTGGCCGCAAGCCGACGGCTTTCCCCTTCGAGGACATGGAGATCGGAGACTCGTTCCTGATCCCGTGCGACAGCACCAGCAAGACCGTGGTGGACTCGTGGCGCCGCAAGATCCTCGTCTCCAAGAAGCGATTCAACGCCGCCTATGACGGCGATGCGTGGGAATTCCGCACGGCGACGCAACCGGAAGGACTGCGCGTGTGGCGCGTCAAGCCGACCCCAGAAGCGGTTTGACAGCGCCGGTAGACCTACGCTAAACGCTCTGCTGACGCAGGGCGTTTTTCATGCCACAACAACACTGAAGGAGTAGTGATGAGCATGCTTGACAGCATTCGCTGGCTCTTTAACCAGCCTACAGCGGCAACTCTGGCGCAGCGACAGCTTGAAGAAACGGAGCGCCAGCTCCTGTACGCCTACGCCTACCGTGAAGACGCCGACGCCATGGTCAAGAAGTACGAAGACCGTCTGCGCCGTCTTGAGGAAGCCACGGCGGGGCTTGGCTGCACGAGCGCGCAGCAGGTAGCGAGCACGACTGGCGCGTTACCTCGGGCGTTAGGCCCCACAGTGCCAAAGCGTAAACAACTTGGAGAACTGACATGGTGACTGTCCACATTCCGCCACCCGGCGCGGAAGAAGTGATGACGGTGATGGCCCGAGGGGTTGCGCGACTGTACGGCGTGAAGGTGACGGTGAAGCTGGAGAGCGCCACGGGCGAGAGCAACACCGTGATCGACGGCAGGCCGCAGACCCCTTTGGGTCAGGTTGAGCGAGGGGTTAGAGCGCTCGACCCGGAGCGCGCAGACTTTGAAGCGTGGGTGCGCGGTAAAGACCCTGAAGCAACCGACGCGCTGTGGAGAGACGCGGACGACCGAGACGCATACCACTATGGCGACACTCAAGCCGCATGGGAGGCGTGGCAGGCCGCTCGCGCTTGGGTGCCCATGAGCCAGCGCAAACCCAAAGGCGGTCAGTTGATCGTGAAGCGCTGGCGGCATGGAGCCGTATGGGCCGGCACGCACAACGAAGGCCCGAAGAACGAGGCGTTCGATGAGTGGAAAGCGCTCTAACGTTCGAGCTAACCGCGCCAATGACGGCGCTACAGGAGCATGAAGATGGAACAAGGCAGCCCGCCGGCATTGGTCCGGTTGAGCGAGGGGTTAGGCGCGCGTAGCCGTAGCGATTGGGCGTTGCGAGCGCTTGTGGCTGTGCAATACACCGCCGCCGTGGTTTGCGTGTGGGTGACGCTGCGCACGATGCACCCGGGCCTGATTGAGTGGTGGCAAGCCGCTGCAATGGGCGGAGTGTCTGCCATCGTCGCGGCGATCTACACGCGGCGCACCTGAAAGCGCCTAACGTTCGAGCTAACTTGCGGGCCGAAGGCCCGTCAAGTTGAGCGAGGGGTTAGCCGGCACCCGACGAACGCCGGCACAACTGAAAGGAATGAAATGGCAGCGAATAAGCAAAAGTCGGATACTGAGAGCCTTGGCGTGACCAAGGAAAGAATTGCCAAAGCGATGTTGGCAGAAATCGAGAAGGCGAAAACATTAGAGACACGCGCAGGCGCTGTGTCGGTGTACGAGCAGTTCGTCCGGGCGTGTCATATGGCACAGGCCGTGATCACTGTTTGATTCAACGCTACACGGCCGGCACCGGGGGGTATTGGTGCCGGCTAACGATAGTTTGAGCAGCGCCTGTAGTTAGTGGCCGAGGCGCGCTGCCGTTGCGCGCTCCGGTCGAATTTGGTGTTAGGCCACGCTGGTGGCGAAGCGAGGTGAATGATGGTGACGATAGACAACGGGAACGATGGCGGTGCCAGCGGGAAGAACCTGCTTGATGCGCTGGATGAAGCGCGAGTGTTCAACGTCACGAAGATGGACGACGGCCGCTTCTGTTTCGAAGAGTCGTGCGACCACTACTTCAGCGCGAGTCTCACGAAGGATCAGGTGTTGGCGCTTGCGGAAGAACTGCGCACGCTGGCTTGCGGGGCCTAACGCCAGGTTAACCGCGCCCGACACGGCGCACAGGAGAAACGATGAATGAGACGAAGCAGCCCGCCGTGGCGGGTCCGGTTGAACCGACAGCTAGGCCGCTTGGCTGGTGGGCGCGGCGGCGCGTAAACCGCCTTGACGTGATGCTGGCTGGCCTGCGGGCAAAGCTGGCCGCAACCAAAGGCGCGATTCAACTGGTGGCGGAAGGATCAAATATTCCAGGTTCGTTGGTGTGCGACTTGCGCGAACTGCTGAAGCTGATTGCCGAGCTGGAAGAAACGAAGCGGCAGATTGAGCGGCCTAACGTTCGAGCTGAGAGGCCGCAAACGGCGGCACCACAGCCCGAGTAAGGCACAAAACGCGACCGCCGTTTGCGGTCCTTTCGAGCGAGGGGTTAGGCCCGCTGCTCGCAACCGAGGAAATACATGAACGAGAATGTGCTTTTGGAACTGGCCGCGAAGTGGGAGCGCAACAACTCCGAGCCGCTTTGCGAAGACGGCAGCGATGCCGGAAAACTGCAAAGCGCCGAGGCGCGAGGCCACCGTAAGGCGATGGCGGCAGCGGCGGACGATCTGCGCACGCTGGTGCGACTGCTGAGCGACCCGCCGCCGATGGGCTGGGGCCAGCGCGGCGCCGTTTCTTCTGTGGGTGCCGGAAGGGCCGAACGTTGGAGCTAAGGCGCCCAGCGCGGCGCAAAGGAAGACCGATGACCATTGAATCCACGAGTGCAGACGACGCCACCCGCCGCGATGGGTCGCGCTTGAGCGAGGGGTTAGGCGCGCTGCCGGAGCCTGCAATGTTGCGCGGGGTCGATGAGGACTACTACACCGCCGAGCAAATGCGCGCCTATGCGCTTGCCGAAGTGCAGCGGGCTGTGAGCGCGATCATGTCTCGATGCCGAGGCAAGACGCACGAAGGCTGCGCCTACCTTGGGCACTGCGGCATGGTGTGCAACAAGTGCGGCCAAGTGGCTTGAGGGCCTAACGTTCGAGCTAAGCTGCCCGCGGAGGCGGCGTTGCCCTGCGGGGCGAAGGAGAATTGACATGACCGAAGAACCGCAGGGCAACGCTGCCGTAGCGGGTCAGCTTGAGCGAGGGGTTA